GGCCGGCCTGAAGCGCGTTTTGACCGGAGCCATAAGCGGCGTTCGCCGGCCCCGTCAGACCGCCTGCGCCACTGAAAGCATTGTTTGCCGCGCCCCCCGTGTTGGGATAGCCGAGCGGCGTAAAGATCTGGTTCTCGGCATTGAGCAGCGGTATGGGAGCTGGACCGCCCGCCGACGTTGTGCTGCTATTGCCGCTACTGCCGCCCATTACGCGCGCCTTTGAAAGGTAGTCCCGACTTGTCGGAAACTAAGCCTTTCTAGGAGTTTGGCAAGTCGAGACCGGCCATGCTCGTCGGGCTGGAAGGCGTCGTTCGTCTCCCACTCAAGCTCGCAACCAGGGGTGAGCCGCGCAATCGCCGCCACAAGGCTCTTCATATACCGCCACCCGTGCGGCCCGCGCCACTCGGGCGTCAAATAGAATGGGTCTATTCGACAAAAGCTCTGGTTGGTCCAGAACCCGCGGGTCCAGCTGCAGACGGCGTAGCCGACGAGGGTTCGATCTAGAGTGCGAGCGGTCCAAACTGCAAGAGCACCCGCGCGTTCGAGCGCGAAGACGCGATCCCAATCCGGATCAAATCTGGCAACGCCAAGCTCATCGGCCCAACGATTGGTGAGCGGCGTGACTTCACGCGCGATCGCCGACGGTCGCTCCCAAGAACAGCTAAGCCGATCTTGGTCCAATGGTTGGGGAGTGCTTGGCTGTCTCGGATCGACATGCTCCATCACTGACCGACTTGCCTTTCGGAGCTGGAAGAGCAGACGAAACGCTGCGCGTCTTCAGCCCTTTGAGAATGGAGCCCGAACCACCCATACCGCCTTTTTTAGCCATTGTCGTCTTCCTGAAGTGTCCAGCCTGACATGCCGAAGCGCGCCTGGATGCGCTCGGATAGCTGCGGATAAGTCTGCGCCATCTCGTGCGCGGCGGCAAGGACTGCTTCACGAACCGCGCCGAAAGTGCGGAATCTGAACTCGGAATCACAACTCAACGGCGCATAGCGATCCACGATCGCCTCGACCAGAGTTTCGCGGAAGATTGCGCCGTCGTTCATGGGTTAGGGAACGTGATGTACGAGTGTACGCGAGTCCTGACGTATGTATCACCAATGCGCGTCACCGAAGCCGAAGTCCCAGTGATGTCAATCTGCATCCGGTTAAATACGATAGGCGTCGTGAAGTCAACTTTGTACGGGTAGAGTTGAAACGCTATTCCTACAGCGTTGACCGTAAGAGTAGAGCTGCCTAAAGTCGCCGCGAAGCCGTCTAGTATCTTAAACGTAACGGTAGACGTATTCGGAGAAGATAGTACGACTTGAGTTTCGCAGACTTCAGACTCAGCCATCTGCTGGTTATCTTCCAACACCACAGACCGTAAATGCCACGTCAGAGCAGCGCCGAACTCGGTGTAACTCGCCGTGACGCTAGGGACTGTGGGCGCGTCGTATAGACCGGCGATAGCGCCAGTCGCTATTACTGGGCTTATTGTTGGCGCCACTATAAACCCGCCATTATAAACGTCGTACATGCTCCCGGAGAATGGGGTGTGTGGCCCTGTCCACACTTGCCTTACAAGATCATACCAGTACTCTTCTGGCTTATCACCCAACGAATTGTAATAGCCCACCCGAACGGTATGCGAGTCGCAACCTGCCGCGATCTTGCTTCGCGCCATGATCGCCTGCGTCTGGTCGAGGAAGATCACGTTTACGCCTGTACCCGCGGCGCCGATCGGATCGCTCACAGTGCCGTTCTGATCAATAATCCGCGCCCCATCGGGCGCCATGAACGCCAGTCCTTTAGGCGTAGCGACGACGCTTCGAGGGGATACAGTGCCGGTGGTTACATTCAGCGTGTTGACTGCCCAAGTGCTGCCGGCGAAATCTCCAGTAACTTGGTATATGTTCTCGCCGCCCTTGAAGACCATAAGCGATTGGATAATGCCGCCAAGCTGATTGTTAAGCCCCAGCGGGGCAAGGCAAGTAATCGGGAACTTATCGCCGAACGTAAGGACTTGACCAGCGTTCGTTACCTTGAGCGTTAACACATCGGTGGCGACGGTTGCAGGCGCTCCCCCGGAGATGCTGTTGACAACGAAGTAAGCCCGCTGGTTGAACTGCGTAACCCACGACGGCTTGCCTACCGTGGCGAAGAGGATCAGGCTACCGGCTGCGGTATCTCCGGTAGAATACACAGGGCTAGTGAAGGTTGTTATGTCCATCCAGCCGAAGAACGCTGGGGAGGTATAATTAGGGTGTGTGAATATTAGGTATATACCCATCGCATCGACCGAGGGCGGCGTCCAGTCTAACGCTGCGGAGTTGACCGCCGTTGCTGGCGTCTGCCCGGTCCCTGTAACGACGCGAAAAGCGTTAGCGACCAGATCAAAACAGTACGGCCTATCAACAGCACTGGTGACGTCCTGAAACAGACCATACACTAAGTCGCCCACCACCTTGTGGACAACGGAAGGGCCGGCAGTATGCCCGCCAGGGAGGCCGGGGCAATTGGCGAAGTTAAATCTTGGTGTGGCCGCTTGGCGCGGCGTCCATAAATTCTTTGTCGTTGGGTCAGGGACTAGGTTCGTCAGGAACTGGCAAGCGCCTGGAAATTCTTCGGTCGCGTCCAAGCTGTCCGATACGCCCTGCGGCGACCACCGCTTGACGAAGGTATCACGAAGCGGGGTCGGCGCGGCCACTTACCAGCCGATCGTCTTGGTGTTCGGCGCGTCTCGCCAGCTCGGGCTGAACGAACGCCGATCAAGCGTGACTTGCTTCACCGCTTGCGTGTCACCCTCATTCTTCAGGTAGCGGTGGAGAATCGCCGCCGCCCCGAGGAACGTGCTGCCGCCTTGCGGCGTCTCACCACCAAGGAACATCTGCGCGCGATCATCGCCGCTCATGAGCATAAGCTCACCCGTCACCCGCCGAAGGATGTAGAGCTGGAGCGGAAACCAAGGGATTGTCGAACTGCTCTCAGGGTTCGCAATTTCAGGCATTTGAGCAAAATAAACCGCCGTCACCGGGTAACTGCCCGCGGCGGGCGGCCAGATGTACATGACCGGCGCAGCGCCCGTGGCGATAGGTGAGTTATCCACAGCAAAATATTGAGGGTACTGCGCGAGCCCCGGCTGCTGGACCTGTGCGTTGAACTGCGCCAGCGTCTCAGCGATCATCACGTACTTAACACCGAGGATCGTGTAATAGACATCGTTCTTGTCGGCGCGCAGCCAATCGGTCGGCAGGGTGTAGGGGCCGTAGTTAATCCCGGCGCTTGAGTTGAAAGTGAAGTTGAACGTCTTCCGATTCACCGCCAGATTGTAATCGGTGCAGAGTTCGTTCAGCACCATGTTGAGCAGCTGCCCCGCCTGCGTCAGCCAGCTTGGAACCTTGGCGGTCTGCGTAGCCAGCGTGACAATCTGAGTAGCGGTGTAGGGCATTACTCCCCTTCCGCGATCAACTTCTCAGCGTCGGCGACCCTGCGCTCAAAGATGACGATCTCTTTCTTCAGCGTTTCGATCGCGCTCTTTGAACTGCCGATCTGCTGGTCCACCTTGGCTTGCTCAGCCACCTGCGCCGATGACAGTTTGAGTTCGCCGCGGCGCTCCTGCGCCTTGTGCTCCTGCACCCACTTATTGAAGAGCAAGCCCTTGTACGTCTCAGCTTCAAAGTGAGTTTCCGTCGCGTTGTGTATCGCCTGTTCCTTGTCCGCCAGCATGCCGCGCAGTGTCGGCAGGATGACGATCGCGCGCTGCCGATCCGCCGCCTTACGCACCTTGTCGAGGGCGCCGTTCAGTTCGTGGCTCGCGCAATCGGCGGCGACGAAAGTCTGGAAGACAAGGCTGCGCCCCGCGCCTTCATCAAGCGGGTACTGAAGCGTAATGCCGATCGCGGGAGTATCTGTCACTTTGGCTGACTGCTCGTAGTCCATCAAAACCTCACTGGTCGACCGCCCGCATGGGCGGCGCCCGTGTCGAGGCTGACCGACATTTCACGGGAGCGTCGGTAAAAGTTGGCGTTCGTACTGCCACGCTTGGTGATCTCGAAGTCGTGGCGGTGCGTCTGATACTGAATGTCCAAGAGCGTAGCGAGTGCGCTAGCGGGAACCTCGGCCGTATAGCCGTGGTGGTACACCTTGCCGTCGAGCCGGATCGCATCGGCGAAGTCGGCAAGATCGGGCGTGAAGCTCACCATTTCGTCCACGATCTCCGGGTGAGCCTCGCGGTCAAGCCGATCCATCTCGTCTCGAAGGAACTTCTCTTCCGCATCGAGCTTGTCTCGCGCTTCGATCTTAAGCCGCGCCTTGGCGCGAATGGCGTCCTTCTCCGCATCGGTGAGAAGTGCATCCATATCAAGGATACGTTCGGGCGGCGGAGCGGGCTTGGCGTCCTGCTGCGAGTCGCGGATAGGCCGGCTGATTTTGCGCGCCATTAGCTGTGTGTCCAGGGTCCGTTAGCGATGGAGTTGGCCGATATGAGAATCGGCCAACCTTGCGAGTCGTAGGCTACATAGTCACCGGGCACCAGCTGCAACACTCCGCGATTGGGGATAAACAACGTCCCCTGTCGAAAAGAGTTAGGAACAACCGGGCGCCCGTTGATCTGGTCGTTCTTAATGTTCGCGTTGACCGTCGCCACATCCGCCACACTCGGCGGGTTCCGAGTGTAGAGCAGAGCGCTCAGCGTCGTGGTGGCGTTCGTCCCGAGCGTTAAGAGGGCCATGACTACTCCTTAGCCGAAGGTGGCGCTGAAGGCTGAAGTGGACTCGATACGCCCCATGAACTGCACGTTCAAGAGGATCGTCCCATACATGACCTTCCAGCCGACAACGCGCAACTGGTTGAGCGGATCGGACTTATCCGGCTTGTCCAGGTAGCTGTACTTGATATCGTCCAGCTGGACTTGCCCGTAAGCGCCACGCCCGAAGACGTACCACGGATAAATCGTCTGACCCGTCGGGGCCGGCGAAGGCGGTGCTTGTGGCGTGCCAATGCCGGTGAGCACCACAGCGGTGTTGCTCGGTAGCTGCGTCGCCTGCCCTTGCATCGGGCCACTGGTCGGGCCGCTCGCGGAAAGGGCAAGGTTCTGCGGCGTAGTGGTCGTGCCGATGTAAACGTTCCAGGTGAAGCCGGCGACGTTCGGCGTAGTGACCGAGATGGAGCCGGCCACACCTGACGCGATAGTGATACCAGCCGACACCTGCGTGAGGTAGCTCTCGTACTGGTTCTGCGTATCGGAGCCAGTCACGACGATGAAGTAGGGGCTGGCCGCGGCGGTCAGCGCGCCGCCTGTGTTCGACGGCGTGCCAGCGAGCTGCGCAAACCCGGTCCATGTCGGGACCATGTTCGTCGCGGTAAAGCGGATACCGCCAAGCTCACCGATCTCCGAGTTGTAAAGCTTGTTGATATCGCTGTACGCAGACGCCAGAACGAAGGTGGAGTTCTCACGCAAGTCCTGCGACGCCAGATCGTGGCAGACCGCGGTGTAGTGCGGCATGCCGCGGGGGTCGCTCGAAGCGCGGGCGCCGCCCGACTCAGCTTCAAGCTTGGTGTTGGTCTGCTCGTCGCCCATGAACCGCGGAGCGCCGAGCGTAGCGAGGGCGCCGTACATGCGGTTGATCTCGTGCAGGTTCATCACGTCGCCGGCCTGAAGCGCAAAGCGCGATCCGCGGGTGTTGACGAAATTGACCTGAGTTCCACCTTGTAAATTGTTAAATGTATTTCTCTCGAAGGTTTCGGCGACGGCTAAGGCGCACAAATCCTTAGCGATCTTGAACATCGGATGCTTGATCGTCATCTCCGCCACGTCCGTAAGGGTGATCTTATCACCCCACTGGAGTGCAACAGCGCTGACCATCGTCACGGTCATTTGCTGACCGATCGGCGGAACACCTTCGGACAATGGCGCGAAGGGAAGAGGAACGCGGTTCCAGCGCGCCGCCTGATAGGTTACACCATGACCCTTAGGCAGCTCCAGAGGGTCACCGAACTGATAAACAACCAAGCGCCTTCTAGCGAGAGGCAACGTAGTCTGAGCAATGTACGCTTCAACGTCGGCTTGGAAGGAACCAGATACGTTAGTGGGCATGACCGTTCGCCTTGTGTTGACTCAGCGAACAGTCGCCGAGCTTAGATATAAACTCCTGAGAGCCGCTTCTCCAACGCTGCAATTGAGTTCGGATCGCTCTCGCCACGCCGAGGCGCAGCGCGATCACTACGGCCCGAGTCAGCGCGCGCCGTCTGACGCTGGATACGCTGCGCGCCGGCCCGCGCGGCCTTGTCGCGCGCCGCCCCGCCTTGCTCCACCTTCTGGCCAAGCAAGAAATAGTAGATCGTATCACGCGGGAAGTCGCGGCCAGCTCGCCGCTCTGACGTGAGCAGCTGCTCAACCTCGTTAGCAAGTCGCTTGCGCCGTGGATCACTGGACGCCTTCGCCTCGTATGTTGCCCTGTCCGCCATGTCCGCGGACCTGAAATTCGCTAGGCCGATCTCGCGCGCGTGCCGTGCTTCAGACTTCGCGAGCCTATAATCGAGCCTCTCTTCTATCGTCATCGAAGCAAGCTTTTGAGCTTCCTGCTCCGGTGTCTCTTCCTTAGGCTGCGCCGCTGCGGCTTCTCTTGCCGCCCGCTCTGCGCGAAGCTGAGCTACCTCAGCCTCTAACGCCTGAGCCCGCGCTGCCGCCTCTCGCGCTGTTCGCTTCGCCTCCTGAACCGCCCGCGTTGCGCGCGAGCGTTGCGGAGGCTCGTCCTCTAGCCCTTCTTCGGCTTCAGCTGTTTCAGGTTCTTGCCCTGCTTCGGCTTCATCCCCGCCTTCGTCGTCATCGAGTCCGGCATCTGTCCCTTCTTCTTCATCGGGAAGCTTGATTTCTTCATCATCAACGTCCTTCGGGTTTGCCATTTTCGCTTTCTCCTGCGGCTAACGGTCGCAACTCGGTGAGTGACTAACGGCCACAAGTCGTGGTGTGATTTAATACGGCTATTTTAGATGCTCGTCAACGACGCCCAAACGCACATGGATAGCTTCTACTTTAAGCGACAAGCTCGCCAATCCGTGCTCTATGCTTTCAAGGCGGCGAACCACCTCCCCGTGTCGGCCCATCGCTTCGGTATGCAGCCGCGCTATAGTCTCTCTAAGGTCCGATAGGTTCTGCCGCAGCGTGGCTAGCTCGCGAGAGTGCCCCAGCACTTGAGAGCTGATATAGCCGCCAATGGCGGACAGGATCGTGACAACAGCAGCGAGCAGTTGCGCGAGCAAGCTGTCGCCGCCGCCGTTCATCGGTAGTGCGGGAAGCCACCGCCAAATACGATGTAGATCACAATAATAATTAGGACAATGCCGACTATCCCTATGCCGCCCTGGGGGCCGTAGGAATTATAGCCCCAGTACCCGCCCCCAAACAGGAGGACGAGCACTAGGACTAGGAGCAGCAGTTCCATTTACGGAGCTGGCGGAGGCGGCGGGACAAGGCCCTTAGCAGTCGCGTCAAGGCCAGCAATCTGGCTGTGCAAGTCCAAAAGCTTAGCCGTCGCCGCCTGGAGCGCCGCATCGCTGCCACTCGAAACCGCCGCCTGAAGCGCGGCAACCGCTGCGGCAAAGTCCGTAGCGAAGCCCGAAAGGTCCGCTGAGAGCGTAGCAATCGCAGCATTTAGATCATCAATCGCAGCCATCATTCTCTCCTGTGTTTTGGCCAAAGAGGCCAGTGACGTCGCTATCGAGTGAAGCAACGCTCTCGTGTCGGGGTCGGGAATGAACTCGACGTAAAGAGCCATCACACCTTTCCAGTCTCCGACATCGTCTTAACCGCACCAGTATCCGTCACCGTAACTGCCGGACTTGGCGAAGCTGCTGATACCACTTTTACGCCCGGTACGCTATCGCTGTTCACCGCGGCGACAACGGCAGGGGCGGAATGGGAGCCGATGCCCCACTTGCCGATCGCCGCTGCGCCAACCACCATGACGAGAGGAACAATCGCCGGAATAAGCTGATTCGCCTGCTCGGGGGTCAAGATACCCTTCGCGACGATGTAGGACGCAGGACCGAGCACGATGCTCAGCACAGTTCGGATAAGCGAGGTCCACTGTTCCGAGTTCATGGCTTGGGTCCGAGGTTAAGCTTCGCCACTTCAGCAGCGATCAGGTTGGGCAGGATCGAGCTGAGCTGCGACGTGAGCATCGGCACGAGCGCATTGGCGAGCGCGCCTAAATCAAGCGCCGGCTGCGCGGGGGGAGCCGCAACAACCGGCGCCCCTGCCGACGCAGCACCTGGAGCGGCGGAGAGCTGAGAGATGAGCGCGCGGAACAAGCCCGCGGCAAGGGCTTCGATGATCGGCGCAAGCTGCGCAAGCAGGGCGGCGTCCATTGGTCCAACTCCTATGGGGACGGTGGGGACAGGCGTAGGCGTAACGACGGGCGGCGCGGCGGGAGCAGCGGGAGCAGTGACCAGCGGATACCACTCGTCAGCGTAGGCGAGCGCCGCGGCGATTTCTTTTGGTTTGTCGGCAGGTATCTCGTAGTTGTTCACGAAGACGGGTATGAAGCTCTGGTAGCTCGTATACGTCTGGATTGCGTGCCACACCCCGGGGTAAGAGTTCGCACACTCGGTCAGCACGAAGTCGAGCTGCGTGTTCAGCAGGCCGGGGCTCTCAACCTTCTTTATCGCAAAGTCCGCAAGCGCCTTCTGGCGCGGCCCGTTCCATGAGGCGATCCCGTACGCTCCGCGCGGGTTGAGCACACCGGGTGTCTCACTTGACTGCGAGCCCTGCGCGCCGGGGTTGAGCTTCGACTCGTAGTAGAGACAAGCGACAATCCCGACCGCGACATCCTTCGAGATGCCCTTGGCGATGTAGTGCTGGATCGAAGAGAGAGCGACAGCGGGTATGGTCATGCGCGCGGCGCCACCTGTGGGTCTTTCATCTGATCAGTATGGATCGCACCAGGAGGCTGCTGCGCGGGCCGCTGGGCGGCTGGAGCCGCACCGGGCCGGGGACCGCTGCCCCCGCCGCCTGGAGGCTGCGGAGGACCGCCTGGAGCCGTCTGAGCCTGCTGCTGTTGAAGCGCCTGAAGGTGCGCCATGATATGAACACGGAAGACCCCTGACGGATCGCCCGTCGCCTTAGCCACCATCATGTGATCTTGGATATGCGCCATGTGATCGTCTTGTGGGTGAACCGGAGTAACGAAGCCTTCAACTAAAACCTTGTCTTCCTCCGCAGGCTCGAAAGAAAGCTCCTGCCGCATGTCCACAAATGTAAGCGGCCCGAGTCGCGGCCCGAAAGAGTTCTCTATCATCTGCGACATTACAGGGCCAGCGTTAAACCTGTAACCCTGATATAATTGTGGAGGGACATGCTGGAGAACATTCAGCATACCGATCTGCTGCTGTATCTGCTGCGCGTTACGCGCGTTCTCCACGCCGAACCAACGGAACTGATAGAGCTTGCTCAAAGACAACAGCGGTATTTGCTGCATGTTTGTCTTCATACCCGTCTCGCCATACTCGCGAACAGTAAGGTCTTTATCGCGGTACTGGTGGTCTAGCTCAAGCATGAAGGCGAGCATGGGCGAGAACATCTCGTCTTCCATGATCGTAACAACATCCGCCGTCGTCAGAAGATCGATCTGTTGCTCATTGGCGATTTCCGCTTGATTGGGCTTCTTAGACTTCGGATTGCCCGCCTGCGTAATCTGCGCCGGGTTAACACTAAGCGACTGGAATATTTCAGACTTGCAGTTCGCGACAATCTCCAACGCATCTTTCCATAGCGCAGGGAACTTCGCGAATTGGGTATCGTTTGGACTAGTCTCCCAGACCGCAGCAAGTGCAAGCACCATACTCCCAACTTTAGGATTCTTCTCAGGGTCAGTCATGACGATCGGCATTAACGCATAAGCCGCGCTGTCCATGCCTTCATTGCACGCATCGTTGGCTTGATACTGGAGGCCGGCAACAAACTTGATCCTAGACACACCCTTAAACGAACCGTCTACCTTGTCACAGGGGGCTGAAATAATATCAATTCGGTCGGACCAATAGGGGTTACGCTTACATGACAAGACCCTGTCTTTACCCCCATAATACGTGAGGCATAGGCGGCGCTCACCGTCAATTGTGAGCATGGTCCAAGTACGATAAATAAGGGCGAACTTGCCGCGTCCGTCGCCTTTGATCCCCGCCGCGTCCACCATATCCTTCTGCTTGTCATAGCGCTCCGTCTCTTTTTCTTGCTGCTTCATTTCCTCCAGCATGTTATCGCCGGCTTCGGTATCGATTTCCTTTTCCTTGATCTTGCGCGCGAGCTTTGCCTTGGACCAGCGGCAGAGCGTGGTGACGCTGCCGCCATCGGCGAGCGCCTGATCGAGCGAATCGGCGGTGAAGGGAAGCACGAGGAAATCGCTGTCGGCAATGACATTGACGTGCGGGCCGCCGTTGACGATCTCTTCCTCTTCGATGTCATCAACGTCTTCGATATCCGCGATACCCTCTTCGATTTCGGGCTTCACCTTCGTCTTGTAGACGACGTGCCGACGCTTCTCCGCCCACTCAATCTGGATAGTCATCTGGCCTTCGATGTCGGAGTTCTTAGCCAGTGCAGGCGCGACACGCGACCGAAGCTTGTCCTGCCGCACATAGTGCTCGAGCAGCGCCATTTCGGTTTGCGGCAGCGTGCCGTCGCCAGTCGTCACTTCGACGTAGCGCCCGTTCTGCGGGAAGAGCTGGTTGACGAACCGAGTCTTGCGCGCGTTGACCGCGTTGTAAACGATCGGGACATAGATTTTGGACGTGCCGTTGTAGAACTGCTGGTTGCCCAACACGCAGTTGTAGCAGTCCCAATAATCGGCGATGTTGTCGGAACGATCGGCCTGCTGCAGGAAGCCCTTCTCCACGTCCTTGAAGATATCGAGCAGCGCCTCGCGCACGTCTTCCTTGGTGGACAGCTCTTCGGCCCGGTCAAGCTTTTCCTCTTGCGGCGTAGGCTCGCGGGTTTTGCCGGGGTCGCTCTTGATCTTCGAGGGCTTCTTGCTCATGGCCCCTGCTGTATCACATCCCGCAAGGCTTGGTGATAAGGTCTGAGTTCTCTGTGAGCGAAGACCCGTTCCAATGGAGATAGACGATCCCCTTAAGCCAAGTCGGGTAGTCTGGGTCAGATGAAGCACAAGAAGTTAATGGCGGCTGGTAACCCTTCCCAATAGCTCCAGCAGTTGTGGGCGTCATATCAAAAATGACAGAAGGATTAGTTGCAGTTTGCGTAGCAAAAACCCAGCCCATGCAAGCAGTCGTGCTTATAAAGCCGGAACAATTTGGAACTCCATAGCGATTTGTGACGAAATCACTTGGGTTATTAAAATTCGGGCTAGCGTAAATATTCGTCCCAAGATTATTTATTGTGTCAAACGTTATCGCGCTAATAGGCGTACTGCCGCTATCACAAAAACTGCCTACGCACGAAGTTGCAAGTCCCTTTATATAGTTTTGCGTGCCTGTACCGCCTATCACCAAGTTAGGGTCAAAGGTGCCGCCCAACGTTGTAGCGACAAGCAAACCATATAGAGGCCGAGGCCCAGCAGCAGGACATTGCGCCAAAATACTCTGAGCTAGATTATTTGTAATATTAATATGCCACGGCATAGTGCCCGACGATGAAATAATATTTATTTCACCTGCGGCATTATCACAAGCCGCAACAACGTTTGCTGGCGTAGTGTTGTTTCCGTATAGGGTATTGTTGTAAAAATCAATAGTTACCGCATTTTGAAAATTATTCTGGAAGAACATCTGCATCCCGTAGCGCGTAGCTCCGGCCAGGATACTATTACGTATGACAATCTTCTGCGTGTAATTATGAAAGTCTAACGTGTCCGTCATCATTGCTTCGCCGTCTGTGGCGTTGCAACCGACTGGCTGCTTAACATTGTAAGAGAAGTTACCGTCAGCAATAATATGAGTGCCCGCAACGGTATCAAAATTAGTTATGCCGATGATATCAATTGCCGCATCAAAGAAGCCGTCGCACCGCCCCCCGGAGTTCTGCGCCAACAATCCAATCATCGCCCAGTAGTCACCACCAAGATTGGTCCCAGCGATGCCGTTGTCTTGCACGAAGGCGCAGCTTGCATTGTTAATACATATGTCATTGATGAACGCGACGTGATGTCGGATAGCTCCAGCAACTGTGCCGTCGATTACAAACGGCGCCCCGCCTGCTGAAAGCGAATAGCCGCCAGACCCTTCCCACCCTTCAAAAGCCCAATTATTACCACCAATGCCTATGCCTGGATCAATCCCTCCCGTAGCCGTCCAGTTAACAGTGCAGTCTCCAACCGACGCACCTGCGCAGAGCACCGTAACGAAATAGATTCCCCCTGGACTTGCCGTCAGACCACCGGAAACCGATGGGCACGTTCCCGGATTGTGGTTGACACTAAACGGCGCGTAGTTGCCCGACGCCGCCAAGATCACGTCGCCACAGACAAGGCCAGCATGATCCGGTGTTAACCAAGCGCAATTCCCCGATGACCCCAAAGTAGCCACCGTACCATTACAAGCGTCGTTCCCCGAAGGATTCATGAAAAACGTATGCAGCGCCGTGAAAGCTGCCGTGCCGCCGCCACTCGCTGGCTTGAATGTAGACCCCTGAAAAAATGCAGCGTTAGCCGACCATGCGAGCATGATCAAAAATAAGAAACCTGCTACGCGCTTCAGCATCCGACGCCCATCATCATTCTCTTACAAGCTGGAGCAGCGGCGCCTCCAGGTGTAAAAGTGATTACCACAATCCCCGCTGCCCCAGCCCCAGCTGTGGAGCCAGAGGCTGATGCGCCGCTGCCGCCGCCATAAAGGCCACCCGCGGCGCCGGTGCCGCCCGCGCCCGAACCTCCGCCGCCGCCGCCCGGTCCAGCAATGCTTTGCCATTCCCCAGTACCCGCGCCCCCCGCGCCGCCATTAGCGCCATCGCCGCCGCCGCCACCGCCACCATTTGTACCAATGCCGCCCGCGCCCGCATTGCCACTAGCTCCGCCGCCAGTTCCGGCCCAATTATTGCCCCCAGCGCCGCCATTTATTCCTGCTGCGCCACCAACGGAGCACGCCGTGCCTGCGCCATTGCCGCCCGCGCCGCCGCCTCCGCCACCAGCCGCGCCCCCAGTTCCGCTACCGCCTGCGCAACCAGCGCCCTTTGGTCCGCCCGCGCCGCCGCCGCCTGCGACCGAAGTGGTAGCTCCAGCGCCCGTATTAGCCGACCCATTGCCGCCAGCGTGACTCACGCCGCCAGTGCCGCAGCTGCCGCCTAAACCCGTAGTTCCATTTCCAGGACCGCCATTGCCACCACACGCAGCGACCAGCACCTGAGCGCCATAGGTGGAAGCCGTCGACCCGGCGCAAGTGCCTGTGGCGCAAGTGCAAGTTGTATTGCCCGTACAGACCGCTGAGAAGCCGCCCTTAACGCCCGCCGAAGCCGATGTCCCCCCGACACCAACTGACGCGTACGCCGTTGCGCTTGGGGTTAAAGATGCCGTGTTGGTTAGGATGCGATACTCACCGCCGCCAGCACCGTCCGAATTAGCAGCTCCGTTGGCTCCGCCGCCGCCCCCCGCGATAAGCTCAATCGTGTTTGTCGTGGTCCACGTGGCGGGCACAGTCCAAGCTTGCAACGAGCCGGTCGTCGTAATGATGAGCTGGCAAGTTGCGCCAACCACCACCCAGCCGCCAGGACAGGCGGCAAAAACTGGCGCTGCCCCTAAACAGAACAGCAAAGCGAGAAGAAACCGCTTCAGCATTAGGATGCGGCAAGCGTCGCGTTATATTCGGCCTGGAGTTGGCCGAGCAAAGTCACCAGCTGATTACACAAAACCGCGCTGTCCGCCGCGCTGAGAACAACGTCCATGCCGATGTTAGGTTGCCCCGGAGGGAGCCCGAGACACGTAAGCTGTATCGCGGTCACTTGCACATTGGCGGCAACCGCAGCCTGAAGCTTTGTAATGAACGCGCCGGCAGCCACATGATTTTGCGCGACTTGCCCGACATTCAAGCCTTGAGTAACTGTAAGGGCCATTTTATCCGCCTATTGTTGGACGAAGGTTCCACCGCCTGCCACGAGCGTCGTTCCACTTTGCAAGACGCATACGCCATGCCCTGCCGTGATCGTGCGATAGATGGTCCCGCTCCCCGAGCCAACAGCCCAGCCGGCGTTTGCTGCAAGCGCCATACCGTTTGCAGCAGTTGTCGAGCCCAACATTGCGGCTGGCGTACCGGTCGTGCATGTCGCGCCGGTCCCGCCGACAAGACTGATCGAGTCGGCGGCGGTCGAGGTTAATGTGATCGAACAAATATAGACGTGTAACGAACCACTCGGCGCGACGAGTTGAAACTCACCGGTCGAGCTAGAAAATGCAAACGGCGTCTTAGCCACGAACATACATGGATCATTGGGCGCAGCGCCTGCGACGGTCGTTGCATCTTGCGAAACTGTCACCCGCTGCGCGCCTGTACCGCTCGCGCCCGCGCCTGTCAGTGTCGTGACTGCTCCGATCTGAGCCAGGGAGACGGCGTTGGTCGTGCCAACTGTGGTTTGGTCAATGCCAACCTTGCCTATGAGCGCCGCGCCTGCAACGAGCGCCGCGTTCGTGCCGATCGTGACATTAGGCAAGGCGGTGACAGCGGCATTAACGCCGGGGACAAGCACCGCACCGGGAGACGTGCCGTAGTTCGCCATCGCGCCGAGCGTGCCGCCGCCCCAACTAGTGATACTTGTTGAAGCCGAACATCCCGTGGTGCAGTTGATGCGGAGGCTACCCGCGGTATCAAGAGACAGCGGATCGAGTTGGCCGGTCGTATAGGTGGGCGCCGCCGTCGTAACGGCCGCAAGTCCCATATTGCCGACCTTGCCGGATGTCGTTGCGCCTTGCGCCACGGCCAAGTCAGCGATAGCGCCCGTCGCGTAAGCGCCGCTTACCGCCGCGCCGCTGGAGATAGAACCAGCCGCCAATGCGCCAGATGCAATGGAGCCACTCGCGAAGGTTCCACTAGCTGCCTTCACCGCTACTGCAACTTGATCCGAAGCGATGACAACCGGCGAAGAGTTGGCGCTCGTGGCTGAGCCGTTGGCGTTTGTGTTGCCGACGTTGAATGTCGGAACAAGGCCCGTGGTCTGAGGCGTCCCCGGCGCCGTCGCCGCAGCAAGAGTCGATCCGCCCCACCCCGTGATCGAAGAGCTAGCCCCTGCTCCCGCGATCGTCTTCAGAATTGAAACAATCGACCCGCTGCCCGATACCCACGCCGCATCGGCCTTAGCGCCTTGAGTCAAATCCCAGCCATCTACGCCCGCGCCCGCCGCCAGCGCACCCGCCGCAACAGCGCCAGACGCAACCGAACCCGATGCAATGCCCCCAGAAACCGTAGAGACTTGGGCTTTTAAGCTCGCCGCAGTCGCTTGTGCCGCGGTAACTGTGCCGCCAGTCGCCTGCATAGGCGTGCCGATCGCAGTCAGGACAGACCCAAGTGTGGTCTCGGTCGCCGCGCCGGTAGGAAGTGGAACCGTGCCGGTGAGGGTCGAGAGCGTGAGCAGCTGCCCCGAACTGTTGACGACGGCGCACTGTGTGACGGTTGCGAAGACCGTTCCCGTCGCGCCGCCGCAAATCACCGAGCCGGGGAAGTCATTGCTACTACCATCAAGCGCCGCACCAATGTTTTTGCCTGTTCCCACCGTGACGCCGATCTGGTCAGCGTAAGCCGGAACAACCGATAACAGCGCAAAAAGTGCGAGAAGCCGTTTCATCGGAGCACCACGGGAACGTACTGTGAGTTGCACGCAACGGAGAAATTAAGCACGTTGGTGCACGTAGGCGGCACGACCGGAACTACCGTTCCAGCGCGGGCAAAAAATAGCATCGCCGCGATGATAAATTGAAACATCAGTATGCCCCGATGTTGGGCGGCGGTACGCGCGTCGCGCCTAAGACATTACAGCAAAGCGCGTTGGTTGTCCCTGTGCCGTCAAGCGGCCCCGCCGCAAGCGGATTGAGGTTTAGAACCTTCCCATCCCCCAAGAGATTAGAAGCTGGGTATGCGACGAAAGACAAGCTCGGATCGCCTGACCCTGCGTAGGTAATGCCCCCACCAAAAATAGACGACGGTGGAGCCCCGATAACAACAGCTGATCCTGGCGCGGCCCCATCAGGGCAATAAGCGGACGTGGTAAAATGATACGTTCCACCGGCGTTGCTCTCGACGATACGGTTATTGCTAAACACCGCATTTGACCCTAGTGGGCAAGTCACGACGCCACCGCCGACCGAGTACGAGTGCGCGACATTATTTCGCATGATAATGGTTTCAGTAAGCGTCCTGACGGGGCTTACATGCGGCGTAATATCGGGAGAAGTCGAACAAATACTTACACCACTAGACGGCTTACCGGGCCAGATGAGCGTATTATTCTCGATATCTACAGTGCCTGACGGGTGAGATTCAACCGTAATACCAAGACAAGCCGTCGTGATAAGGAGGGAATTAGTGATAGTTACATTTTTATGGATAGGAATACCATTGAACGCGCCAGAAGCGCTAATCCCTTGCGGACCGCCGCTTAATGGTTTCGTACCCCCATTCATGTCCGTCCAGCCGGGATCATTGATAATCGTATTGTCAGTTGCAGAATAAAGCTGCCCCGCGTTAAAGACGCTGTTCCACATTGTTCCCGCATTAATCCCGGTAATGCCTCCTTGCATAAAGTCCGGGTGGAACGCCAAGCCATTATTAAGCGGGTTATAAGCTTTGAAACTATCCCATGTCATATCCCACGAAGAATAGTTATCATATTGATCGTCGCCTTGATATGCTACCGCTACGTTCTTCATAAGCGTATCGTGCATATTCGATACACCCATGCCCAATCCTGTATACCAAACCGAAGTATTACTTACCGTCTGACAAGAATTAAAGTCGGCTGTATTATCACCTTGGCAAAAGCCGCCCACGACTACGCACGTGCTAACCCCGTTGAGCGATACACCTGTTAGATTGGGGATGATGGTCCAGTCCATTGCGTTCCACGGGCCGCCAACATTGCCGGGGACAACATTGCCCGTCGTTAGACTTATGCCGAGCGAGCCCGTCACCGGGTAAAGATCGCGCGGCACGGACGACGGCGACATCGTCATCACGCCGTCCCACGACGTGATGAAAACGTCGTCGATAATGTTGTCATGCATCGGTCCTATAGCGCTTGCCGATGTGCGAATCCCATAGAAGCCCCCCAGCGAGAAGGTTGACAAATTGATCGGCGAGTCGACATCGAATTGGGGAAACGTCGATTGGGTCTTATAAATACCCGGTACCCCGAGTGTCGTGGCGATTGTCGACAAACCAGCATTGTTGGTCGTGTAGGTGACGCCCGTTCCCCAAGGACTGCCCGCAGCATCGAACGCCAAAATCGCGTTGCCCAGCGTTTCCCAGATGGTCGCTGTTGTGTTGGTCGGACTGATCTGAATTTGGTTGCCCACGGTCAGCGTGTTCACGAACGTCCAGGTAGAACCGTTGAGCCCGAGTGTCGTGCCGTTGGCTGGCTGCGCAGCAGGGGCATAAGCGAACGTCAGTGTCGTCGCCGTGCTGCCGTAGACAGTGAACACCTTCATTGCCGTGAGCGCGCTGGCTTTGAAAGCCGTCACCGCAGCCGTGAGCGTCGCCGAAAGGCTGGCCCCGATCTGAACCTGATTGCCGACAGGCGCACCCGTGACAAAAGTCCAAGTAACGCCGTTAACATTAAGCGTATCGCCATTTGAAAGGTTGGCCGCGTAGGTCTTAATCAGCGTAAAATTGCTCTGCTGACTAGTTATGGTGAACGCGTTCACAAGCGGATCAGTGCTATTTTGAAAGCTCTCCGCCGTCCGAATCAACGTTCGCTGATAACCTTTTGGATCAATCAACACATCGTCAGTCAGTGTAGGAGCAGTCTTCCACGTTATAACATGCTCATTAATATTCAGCGTCATACCGTTTGTAGGCTGCGCAGTAGACCAATTAAAAGTTCGTATACTAGCCGTGGCCGACGGGTCATATGTATTATACGCATTCATTCCCTGTACGATAATACCCACGGTACTATTCATATTTATGGTCGTGAATATTGGGCGTGGGAAGCCAGGATCACTGTGGATATACACATGGATCGGATGGCCTGCGTCGTCGACTTCGTCTAGCCCGGCGCTAGCGGCGCCGCCAATCGGAGACGCCGTACCGGGAACCCCGTTTATACTCCATACCCCCGCATTGACCCCCGTATGCCCGCGAAGAATAACTTCGTCCCCCGGCCACAAATGAAGGTGCCCTGTGTCACCTGCTTGCATCGCTGAGAGCGTCGTAAACGACTGGTGGATCGTGTTGCCCGGAGGGCCAAAATAAATGTTGAGTCCGTCAAGCGGCGTCGTCCATCCCGTCGCCGTCGTAAACGGGAACGAACCAAAGTTGAACAAATTTTGAATCGGGTAGAGCGGATGATTGATATCGCCTTGCTGCGCCGTCGGCACGCCCGCCGTGGTCCAGTCCGCAGGCGTCTTGCCGTCGAGCGGCGACACCGCAAAATACCATTTCTTGCTCCACGCTGCCGGGGTCGGCTGCACACAACCGGGATATACGGAGAGCGCGCTCAAGGGCCCCGGCGCAGTCGCATTGGTTCGCGCGCCGAAGTTATGATGCTGCACAGCTCGCGCAGCGGCGGGGCTAGCCAATAGGACCGCTAGCAATAGTCCTAACAGCAGCCGCTTCATGGGGTGTTGTACTCGATGATTTCAACGACCGGAGCGCCGCCTGCGCCGCCCGTGCCGCCCGTGCATGCCGCCGACGGGTCCTGGCAACCACCGCCTCCGCCGCCGCCTGAACCAAACCCACCAGCGCCGCCGTTACCCGGCGTGCAGCCTGTGCCTGTGCCTAAGCATGAGCCGCCCGAGCCGCCACCACCTCCCCCGATCAGGCCAGCGCCGGCAAAGACGAACGTCCCGTCAGACCACTGTCCCAAGCCTCCGTTGCCGCCGTTACCTGCGATCGCGCCCGCCGAACCGCCGACGTAGAGGGAGCTATTGCCGGTGAACTCATACGGAGCGAGCGTGGCTATGCCCACTTGCGCCGCGCCCGAAGCAGCGACACCCGGAGCCGACGCACCGGCCTGTGTGCAGAAGCCGCCTGGACCCACCGCGCGCCCCGCAGTCGTCGTTGTCGTACCGCCCGTTCCACCAGGACCCCAACACGCGAGAGCCTGAGTGGTGAGCGCCGAAGCCGTACCCGCTGAGTTGCCGCCCGTTCCCGCGTTACCCGGAGTTACGCTGTTCGCTGTGCCCGCGGTGCCGGCACTGATTGCTCCCCCGCCGCCCCCGCCAGCTGAACCCGCTGCGCCGCCGCCGCCCCCGCCCCCGCCGCCGTATGCGTTGCAAAGGAAGCTCGTGCCGGAGCCGACCGAAGAATTACCCCCTACGCCCCCCGAAGTGCCCGAACTGGCCGACGAGCCCGTACCACCCGACGCCGTCGTACCGATCGTCACCGCAACCGTGGTCGCATAGAGCGATCGAAGCTGCGCGACCGAATAGCTCATAGCCTTAGACGATCCGCCTGCGCCCGCGCCGCCGCCGTAAATGATCGATGTACCGGTTACTGCGCCGCCCCCGCCGCCTCCGCCGCCTCCGCCAAGGCAACCGATCTGCATGCGCGAAATCGAGGGATTAGGCGTCCAGGTGCCAGTCGCCGTAAACACGACGATGTCGGAGCCAACCCCACCTGAAGTGAAGTAGTTCGCGCCATCGGTCCAGACCGCGAGCGACGAACCGGGCGGCAGGATCAGCGACGTTGCTCCGTTGATTGTACCGGATGGAGGACTAATAGTTAAATTCGCCGTACTGGTTGCGATGTTGTTGACACTCGCATAACCAAAACCTGAACCGGCCGTGACAGGCGCAATCAGTGTGAACGTGGCCGGACTGGTGATCGTGAACGTGATAACTGCGCCGCACTCAGACGCCAGAGACGTATAGTTTGCGGCCTTGTTTACGATTTGCAACGTATTAGTCAGCACCACCGCACCAGTAGACGGCCCGGTTGCGGGACAAGTCGTTGATACCTGGGTCACGCCGCCCGAAACGCTAGGCGTTGCCCAAGAGCCGTCGCCGCGCCAGAACGTCGTGTTTGACGCGCTCGTACCCGAATTGAGGTTGCCGACCGGCAGATTGCCCGTCACGCCGGTTGTCAGCGGCAGACCGGTAGCGCTGGTCAGCACCAAGCTCGTTGGCGTGCCTCCCGCGCCATTGAACAGTACTGGAGCTCCAGCTGCGCCGATATTCACGCCGAGCGCGGTGGCGACACCCGTTCCAAGCCCGGTAATGCTAGTGCGCGGCAGGCCGGTTGCATTGGTCAGGGTCAAGCTGGTCGGCGTGCCGCCCGCGCCGTTGAAGGTGACGAGCGCGCCCGCCGAGCCGACGTTGATCGCGAGCGCGGTCGCGACGCCCGTTCCAGGGGTGAGCGTGGCCAGCGCGCCGAACGCCGTCCCGCTGGTTGCGGTGCAGGTCATTCCGCCGACGCCTGTAGCCGTGCAATCGCCGGTCATGAGCGAATAGTTAAACGCAGCCACTTGCGCCGCGGTGCATTTCAAGTCGGTGGTCGCGCCGACCGGGCAATAGAACAGCTGTGCCCCGGTGATCGCGCCGGAAGCCGTCATGCTGTTGACGTTCGACGACGCAGCGAGAGAGCTGCTCGCCGAAGCGACCAGCGCCGCAAAAGCTAGCAGGTAAGGGTAGCTGCGAGACATATGTTTAATCCGCCTACGTTCAGTACATTGTCGAGCCCATTGATCATAAGCACCGCGTCACCGCCAGGAGGAGGCGGAGAGCCACCGCCTATAGCCGGCGTGTAGTAGTCAGCTTGCGCCGCCGTCGCGGCGACGATCGCTAGACATGCAAGCAGCCATCTCATGGCAGCGTCTGAATGACTTGGACGGTCTGCGAGCTGCCGATGCAATAGAGCGCGCCTGAGAACGGCTGCAGCGTCATCGCCGCGCCCGGATCGATCCCAAGCCCGGTCGATGCGTTGACGCCCGCGGCTCCGATGTAAGTCACTGCGCCGCCTGTCGGGACCTTGACCGTGATCGCGTGCCGGTTACGCACGCCATCGACCAGTGTTGCGGTCGCGCCGCAGACGACTTGCGACGTCAACAATATTTTATTGGGGATTTGCGCGAGCGCCCCACTCGCGCAAAAGATCAGGGCGAGCGGTAGCCAGCGCATTTGCGAGCCTTACGAGGCGGGAGGCGGCGGGGGAGGAACGACAGGCTTGGGAGGCGGAACCGGGGGGTTCTGAAGATCGTTGATCTCTCGGTTCAATCGCCCGATCTGCACCGCGCGCGCGGCGGGCGTGATGTCCATGTTGGCTTCAAGGGCCGCGATCTCAGCGCGCTTGGCCTTGATCTGCTCGGCCTGCGAGCCGGTGGCGGGAACGCGTCCCGCGCGCATGTCCGCGTGAAGCTTTGCCTCCGCCTCCATCGCCGCCTCGGTGGCAGGGTCGACGCCCTGAACCTCGGGGTTGTAGGACGCGATCGGCAGACCAGGCGTGACCGGCAGCCGCGACGCGTGGAGCGTCTGTGCAGGGTTTTTTTTGAGGTTCTCCGCCTTCGCTTCGGCTATCTTAGCCGTGGCCGCGGTGCGATCCTCGGGCTTGCTCAAGTTCTCCAGTGCGGTAACGCGATCGGCAAGCGCGGTGATCGCCTGACGCAGCGGCTCGATATACCCATCCACCATGACGCGCTCCTTACGGGTCCATGAAGTAAATCGTCGCGGAGACGCCGGTCGAGTTAACCGCGTACATCGCATCGTTGAACGGCGTGACGAAGATTGATTGCCCCGGAGGGACCGCGAACCCGTTGGAAGAGGGCGTACTCGTAGGGGTCAATCCACCGGCAGGCGCCGGCGTCACCGCCACGATCGGCGTTGCGCTCGCGGCGTTGTCGTTGCCGAAGGTGGTTTGCGGTTGATCGGTCGGAACGATGAGCACGATCCCGTTCGTACGCAGCTTGGCCGCTTCCACCAGTGTGATGGTGGACGTGACCGTAACTGCGGTGAGCGAGCCATTGGCGGCGCATTGCGCGGTCGTCAGCCCGTTCATGCTGACTGTCGGCTCCTTGACCGTGGGCTGGACGATCGGAAAGACAGCGTTCGAGGTAAAGCTCGTACCGGCTGAATTGAGCGGCATCACGACCTCGCTAAAGCCGAAATATATTTGCGACCATCCTCGGTGTAAGCATAAGCGGGCTGACTGTCAACGTCGTCCAGTCCGCTCCTGAGCAGGGCCGCGAAGCTCTCCAGCCCCGCCATCAGGACCGCGTAGGCGCCGGGAGTGGGGTCCGGGCTGTCGAGCTGGCGGGAGTAGCCACCGGCCAGCGCGCGCAGCGTCCAGCGGGCGCGGGGGTGTACGACGATAGCGGGCTCGTCGTGAACAAAGCGTCGAAGGAGCGCACGAAGTTCCTCTCGACCTGCAACGATATCTCCGCCTCGCTGAACGATGAGCTTCGATCGTTTGGCCACAGCACGCAGCGCGAGGGTCGAATATTCATCGAAGTGATCCCGTGGAGCGATGGGGCGCAAGCTGGAAGGAGCAACGGCCTGCGCCCCGAGGCCCTGGCTGGCCGTAGGCAGCTCTAATCTGGCAGATTGGATGATGTCTGGCAAGGCGGTTCCGGCGTCGCCTTCGTTGAGCCAGTCAGACAAGACCTGTAAGCGTCCTCTAGCCATCTGGACAAGTTGTCCTGTAGTGACACGTCCATCTGTGTTGAGGACAAGGTACACCGGAGTTCGAGCAGTGCAGCGTATGTCGCTGGAGATAATTTCCTCCCTAAAGTTTTCATAGATCGGCACTCCAGATTTCATCTTGAGCATGTAGGCGAGCGCGTTCGGCGCATCGATCAGTCCGGTGGGGAAGCCCAATAGTTGCTGCCGCAATTCAGGCATGTCAACCGCAAATTCAACTTCCCCAGCTTTGAAATATGGCTGAAGACCTCGAATGAAGTCGAGCTTCCCTTTCGGCGCAGACAGTGGGCGCAACGGTATTGAGTATCCCCTTCGGAGCTGCTCAGCGCGGATTGGCTGGAGCGCCCATTCATTGAGTCCATTTTCTTCAAATCCGATCGCCACCGGAGAATATCGCTCGTCGGTATCGAAGATGTCTTTGACGATTTCATCGGGCATCATCTTTCGCGCGAAACTCTCCCACACGATGAGCTTCGAGCCAATCCAAGAGCAAACAGCTTTCCCCGTTGTCGCCGAACTCTTGTTCGTAGTTCGGGCAGGATCGTACACTGCATAGACCGCGTGATAAGAGCGAGCACGTGGGGCGACGCGAAACATATCGCTGGTAAAAGTCTGTGAGGCGGGATCGGTCGCTTGACACAGGTACTCCTGCACGAAGTCTTCGCCCTGTCCGACTTCCTCCATCTCGAGTTGCTTGGCCAGCGCCCACTCGACCGGATACATCGCAGGCCACGTCGCTACCCATTCGCCTTCGTCTCCCTTGTAAATTATCGGATAGAGCCGCTGGACCCACTGCGACGTCTTGCCAAGCGTGACTGCCAGCGCTTCAGGATGTAAGGGCGTCGCCGCCATACGCATGCGTCCGCCCACGGCAAGCGCCGGAACAACCGTACTTGTGTACCATTGGCGCGTCTTATGACGAGCCTCCGGTGTAGACACGCTCTCCTTATCCTCCAAATCGTCCATGAAGATAAGATCGGGACGCTGGTCAAGGTGCTTCACTCCACGCAGCGATTGGTAGCGTCCATACGCCTGGATGATTACGCCGTTGGTCAGCGTGCATCGGGTGTCGGTCCAGATGTCTCCAGGGCCGACATGAAGCGCGCCTTCGATGAAATCGTTGGCCTCGAAATTGTGCTTGATCGAACGCAACCGCTCAGCAGCTCTCGCCTCAGACTCGCCAAGGATGACGCAGTTGCGGGTCTGACCGAGCGCGGCGATGACTGTGATCGCCTCCTCAGCAAGTGTACTTTTAGCAGCGCCCCGAAAGGCAAGAGTGAGAACCTTGGGTCGCTGACTGTGCCAGTCATCGATGATGCTCGCATGAAACTTGGGAGACGCTACCGAATGTCGCTCGCCGAAAAATAAACCATGCGCGGTCAACGGCGAACTGACCAGCTTCTGGATGAGTATCTCTTGATCTGAGGCCATGAAGGGGACCGTGACCCTGCGGAGAGCCACGGTCAAGTCAGTGAGTGATTGTCAACGTAGGGGGAATGAATGTTCCAAGTATCGGATCAAACCATACCGATTGCCGACAACATGTCAGCAGCCGGGTCACCGGCAGGATTGCCGGCCACATGAAATTGGCACAAGCCGCTAAACGTGTCAAGGGAAAATGAAAAAATATTTTCGGCTATTTTAGAATATGAGATCGATAATTATTTCCGCTAAAATTTTTAAGAGCGATATGCTAAAATAAATAGCGCTAAATATCAATATGCTAAGATAGAAAATAGATATCGATATATTAAATCGGTTTGCGAGTTAGACCTTAAAATTAAATTAGCGTGGGAGGTTTTAAGTCCCTCCACCGAGTTATTGGCCGTATTGCTCGTTTAGCCGGCTGGACTAGCCAAAGCTTTAGGTTCGAGCCTTTTTCTTTAGGCTGTTTTCGTAGGAAATAGTAGGGACTCCGAGGACGTGGCTATTTTAGCCGTGTGATTGTTCGATAACATTAAGCCATTGTTTTCAAAGAAAAAACCTAGTGGATTACGGGAACCTAATAATAATATTCTTAAAGTAATATATATATATAGGGACCGCTAACATGGATTTCCATGCTAGCTTTCATTGTCATGGAAATCCATGCTAGTGAATTAATAATTATTATGTACGTGTATATATATAGTCTCCCCATACCATCAAAAAGGGGCCAAACGAGAACAAACGCTTTTAAAGTGGCCACTAACTCATTGATTTCATTGGCAAACGATGCTAACGGGTAACCTAAATGGCTGAAATAGCCACCATTGATATCATTGAGGTTTAACTAAAAGTGAAGTCCCAGACCTTACAAAAGGTTTATTAGATTGTGTACATCTGTGGTTGCATTTCCCCACAAAAGCCACAAAATTAAATTAAATACCGCTTGACAAGCAATAAATCATCGGCTATCTTAGCCAACTTCACCGTCCTTGGTGGCTAACCTAGCCGAAAAGGAAGAAAGTAGACACTGTTAACTTTCTTCCTTTTTGTCCTCAAAGGAGAATAATGATGGATAAATGCCCAATAAAGCCATTGATCGCAGGCTCGTTTGGTGCTAGGATAGCCAAACTTCTTCGTGGGAGATAAATAATGGCTGACTTTCAACACAGGCACTACGCGCACGTGGCCGCGCTATTGGCCAGTTTTCAGCATACGAGCGAACATTATAGCGCGCCCGACGCAATTCTCATGTTGCAATCCGGGTTCGCTGACATGTTTAAGCGAGATAACCCGCGCTTTGATCGTGATCGGTTCATGAACGCGGCCAAGGGCAATCCTACAAATAAAGATCGCAGCACCGCGCGTAGGCGCATGGGAGAGCAAAGCAATGGCTAACCACTATCACAAGCGCCCTGCACTCGCGATCTATGCGCCGACGCGCGCGCTCACGATCTATGCGCCTACGCGCGCGCTCACGATCTATGAGGCGCTATGCGTCAAGTTTGGCCGCGAGCCCACCAACACTGAACTAAAGGCCGAAGTGGCGCGTATTATTGCCGAGGGCAACGCACTAGGGCGTGCGCGGCTATGACACGGCGCGCTGAGCCCTACACGGCCGAAGAGTTGCGCATATGGCGGGCGCGTGAGCGTCTCAGCCAGGCCGACGTGGCCGAACTCTTCGACGCGTCGCAACGTTCCATCTCGCATTGGGAGAATGGCCAGGTCCCGCGAGACTTCTCCGAGCGCTTCGAACAAGTGCTCATGGCCTACTACGCACAGGAGCAAGCATAATGTACGGAACATATCAAAGACTACGCGTCCACGTGTCCGCCAGTGACTCGGACGTTATTCGCGCAGCACGCGCCAAGCTGAAACCATCATGCTGGCACGATGCGAGCTATCGTGAGGGCCGCAAACTATTCTACCGTAATATGCTCGAATATCATCACAAGGCGCGTGAAATGGTGCGGGAGTGGAGGCTATGATCTTCCGAATCATAGACGACACCATCGAACTTGACGGCTTGCCGGTCGCCCGCATCCTGCCGAGCGTCTGGCCAACCCGACGCGACTATCTGGAGCAAACGCTGGAGGCTTATGATCCGGACCGCGAGACATTGCTCAGCGACGAGAAAGACGAATACAAAGCGCGTATCGCTGAGATTCGCGAAGAAAACGAGCGCTTGAGTGAACGCATTGAGCTACTGGAAGACACCGTAGCAGACTTGGAGGAACAACCATGATCTTCATTCCCCTAGCCTTACTGGTGGTGGTCGCCACGACCATGATAATTGTCTGCTGGAGGTAACGATGGCGCGATACAATGGACACCGCTCTTGGAACGCTTGGAATGTGGCGCTGTGGATCGGTAACGATGAAGGCTTGTACTACATGGCGCTCGACTGCATCAAACACAGCAAAACCAAAAGCAGCGCAGCGCGCGAGTTTCTGCGCGATATGGGTGAAGGCGCGAAAACGCCGGACGGCGCTACCTACAACTTCAAATGCGTCCGCGAAGCGTTGATAGGCTTAGAGTCATAGGCGAAACGCCGCGTGCGATGCGGCGTCTGGCGCAGGTAGCGTCACTGACGAGCCTTAAGGAGCTTCACATTGAGCACGATCACAATCATCGCCATTCATGGTGGCGATACGAACTGGAATGGCTTCGACGTCGCCACGGTCGGCCAGCACGCAGGCAATGTCGATTGGGGCGCGACCACCGCCACGTTCAACGGCACTGGAGTGGTGGCTAATCAGGGATCGCTCGTGAATCCCAACTTCATCGCGCATACGAACTATCTGCGCGCTGACCTTACAGACGTTCATTTCGCGACCCCGCAAGATGGCGTGGCGATGTATCTGCGTGAGGCGACCGCGAGTTCCGGCAATGGCCTGACGTTCCGAACCGACCACGGCCCGGTCAGCATCTCCCTACACGACATCGACCATGCGCTAGGGTTGAGCGACCCTAACGTGACGTTGAGTGGCTATGAAAACATCGGCTTCAAGATTGAAGGCTTGTCGCCGTTCTCCGACATGATCATCTCGTCGGGCGCGCACGAGTACGGCGTGTTTGCGGACACCAGTAGGAACTTCAACGCGGCCTCTGGAGCGCCCGAGATGGGCACGTGGGCTATGCTGCTCACCGGGTTCGCAATGATGGGCATAGCAGTGCTCAGGAGGGCGCGCACGGCGCGTGCGCTCAAATAAACACGCTCGACCTACTCATAAGTATCCGTGGCGGCCTGCCTGAGAAGTGCGACTTTTGCGGGTTGCCCTACGACGAAACGCGCTGGCCAGTGCCTGAAGAGGCAAGGGCGTGGTCATGCAGCGAGTGCGAAGACAAAACGGAGGAAAAACCATGCTGATCGCTCTCGCCTTCGCTACGTGGATGACGACGATCAAATGCGAGACTGACACGTCGCTCTTGCTCGTGTGCAAGGGTAGCGACGAACTGTGCGTCGCCACGATGACGAAGCTTAAGGACAGCGTAGACGAAAAGAAATGCACGACCGAGATTAAAATTCTCGATTGACAAATGCGTTAAACCTGTTATGGTAGCAAAATCGCGCGGGGTCCTCCCACCTTCGCGCGGCGTCGGGACCGGCACGCACCGCTTGCCCCCTAGCCGGTCCCGACTGCCCTTCTTTAAGCGAGCTGCTGGGTTCATAGCCTCCGAGCCAAACCCAATGGGAAGAGTGACTGGCAGCTCACTTAAGGGAGATTCACATGAAACAAGTCAAGCCCGAGCTGTCAACACAAGTCTACGACATGCTGCGCAAGAAGAATCGCGCGCTAGAACGCGAGTTCACAGCGCTACTGCGCCGCAACGAAGTGCTGGTCGCAGACCTTAAACAAGCGCGCTTTCAACTAGATATCGAGCGCAACAAAATCGAGAAATGGCTCTTCACACGCCTTGGAAATCGCAAGCTATGATCACCAACATCTGCGCGCACAAAGGCGGACGCATTACGATCAATCGACGTGTGGTCGACGACGTGATTCACCGCACATACCGTTGCTACGCGTGTGGCGAGAACTGGCGCACGATGGAGCTACCGGCGACGCAAGAGGCGCTCGAGCGCGCCTATGCGCAGGTGAAGCGCAAGCGGCGCAGCGAGGCGACACGCAAAGCAGCAGAGGCGTGGCTATGAGAGGTATCAACGACGCCGATCCACGCGCGCCAGAGTGGCGCAGGATGCTGGCGCAGATACGCGCCGAGCTACCTGACTACGCCGCGACCGCACAAAGATATTATGATTTGCTCCCGTTCGATCCATCGCCGTTTCAACACTATTACGCAGCGCTCATGTCTGGCGCGCGCGCCCCCGAGGGCTATGCGAAGTGATCATTACGCTCGACTTCGAGACGTACTACGACTCCGACTACACGCTCAAAAAGATGACGACGGAGGCGTACGTTCGCGATCCGCGCTTTCAAGCGCTGCTGGTTGGCATTAAGGCGGGCGATAAACCCGCTAAATACTACTCAGCGGACGCGCTACGCAATCCTAAATTAGATTGGTCCAACGCATGGGTCCTTTGCCATCACGCGCAGTTCGACGGTCTGATTCTCTCGCATCATTTCGGCATTAAGCCCAAGCGATGGCTCTGCACGCTTTCAATGGCGAGGTATCTTCATGGACAACAAGACTCACTCTCGCTCGCAAGCCTCGCAGTCAAATACGGACTACGCGAAAAAACGATCGATTATGAGAGTTTTAAAGGCCGTCGATTGGCTGAGCTGGGCGATACTGATCTTAGGGCTCTCGGTGACGGTTGCGCTCGCGATTGCGATACTACTTACGATCTTTTCGTGGCTATGGCTCGCGGGTTTCCTTCAGTAGAGTATCGCGCTATCGACACCACCATACGCATGTTCACCGAGCCCAAGCTCGTGGGCGACGCGCAGCTCTTCGCCGACATTCGCGACCGCGAATTTCTGAGTAAGAACGAACGCATGTATGCGCTGGGCGTGGGCGAAGCCGACTTACAATCAGCAGCCAGATTTACAGCGCTACTCGAAGCCGAAGGCGTCGAGATGGAGTACAAGGAAGGAACCAACGGGCCAATTCCCGCCATCGCCAAAACTGACTCTTTCATGCGTGCCCTGCTGGAGGACAGCGACGAGAGAGTTGCAGCGCTCGCGCAAGCGCGTCTGGACGTTCGAAGCACTATTGACGAGACAAGAGCTGGGCGGCTTCATGACATGTCTGCCCGAGGGCCAATGTCGGTCTACCTGCACTACTGTGGCGCGCATACCCGACGCTGGTCCGGTGGAGACGCGGTCAATTTTCAAAATTTACCTAGGCAACATCGGCTTAGAACAGGATTGCGAGCGCCTAGAGGCTATCTTATTGCCGCTCCCGACCAATCCCAAGGCGAGTGCAGAATACTGAACTGGCTCGCCGGCCAGGAGGACGTCGTAGAACGGTTCAGGCAGGGCCACGATCCTTACCTGCCTATCGCCTCCAAGTTCTATGGACGCGAGCTTACGAAAGATGACACCACCGAGCGCGGCACCGGCAAGCAGCTGGAGCTAAGCTGTGGGTTCGGCTGTGGCGGCGCTAAGTTTCAAATCACTGCTGGGCGTGGCACGTATGGTCCGCCAGTGCAGATGACACTGGTGCAAGCAACAGACGCTGTGGAGCTCTACCGCGAGACACACTGCGACGTAGTTAGCTTGTGGAGAGAAGGCGAGTGGGCAATCGGGCAACTCGCGCGTGGCGCAACATTCAATTGGCGCATCTTCCACGGCGATAAGGGTAGGCTCTACCATCCTAACGGCTCGTGGCTCGACTACACGAGACTCGAGTGGGGCAGTAATACGCTCGAGTGGCGTCTGCACGGGCGCCGTGGCTGGTCTAAGATGTACGGCGCAAAGCTCGTCGAGAACGTGGTGCAATGGCTGAGCCGGATCATAACCGCCGAAGCGATGGTGCGGTTCGAGGATACAAAGCTGATGAGCGTCGTAGGCATGTCGCACGACGACGTTTGGCTCTTGATCCCCTTCAATGGAATCTGGGACTTATGCGATTCGCGCTACGATCTAAGGCTATGGAAGGAGCGCATTATCGAAATCATGCGCCACGTGCCCGACTGGGCGCCGGGCCTGCCGCTCGATGCGGACTGTAAGATCGGGGAGACGTACTCGTGACTCCCGTCTCGCCACCGCGATTCGAAGGGCCGTTGCCTACGCATCAGGTGTTGCGCAAACTGATCGAGCTGCGCGTAGCACGAGGCTTGAGCCGCGATAAGCTCGCGCATCGTATAGGCTGCTCACACATGGACATAATACGATACGAGAAAAACGGCGTACAGCCGAGGGCGTGGACATTTTTGGCTTGGTGCGAAGCTCTAGGTGTGGAACTTAAATGGCCCGATGACAATGATTAACTGTCCGATATGCAAACAAACTTTCGCTACAGAGCGAGAGCATGCAGACTATCAGTTTTATAAATTCTGGTCCTCCACAAAGCCTATGGAGCCGTTGTATGCCAAGCAAAGATGTGATGCACAAATGGAAGACCGGCAAGCTGCACTCAGGGTCGAAGAGCGGCCCAAAAGTGAAGAGCCGCAAGCAAGCGATCGCAATCATGATGAGCGAGAAGAAAAAAGAAAAGGCGGGTAAAAAGCCGTGACGGCTAGGCCGCCAAAAAGACCCGGCTACGATCCGTCAGAGCATAAGTCCAAATACCCCGACACAGACAAACGTCGCGCTTACATGCGCGACTACATGCGAGCGTACCGTGACAAGAGAACAGCTAGAAGCACGCAACGCGGCAATTCGCCTCGCATGGGATGATCCGCTGCGCCGCGCGCTGCAGTCCAAACGACTACGCAAAGAGAGCCAGCCGTCGCAGTATGATGATCACAACGAGTACCACCGCTGGTACCGCAAGATAAAGTCGGAGGATTATAATGGTTGGCATAAAGCTTACCGCGCGCGAAAAAGACGTGAAAAAATCGCTCAAGGAATTTCTTAAGACGATCGGCGCGTATCAATATTGGCCGGTCCCCATGGGCTACGGCTCGACGTCGGTGGACGTGTTCTTTTGCTATCAAGGCATGTTCTTCGCCGTCGAGACGAAGCGCAGTGGAGTCAATGAGCCGACTGATCGCCAGCACAACGTTCTGTGCGATGTTGCCTCGTTACCGCGAAATGACCGCCTTGCGCCCGAGTGTCCACACTCGCACGGTGGTACGTGCTTAGAGAACGATCCGGCGTTACCAGCGGTCAAGAACATGCTTCTCAAAGCGCGGCGAGTTGATGCTCTACAGCGCTGACCATAACGTCATCCTCTACAAGACCGAGCAACCGCTCGCGATCGTCACCGCGACCGAAGGAGCGCGCCCGATCAATGGATCGCACGTTGGTGTTCCTGCTAGTCTTATTAACATTCAATCTCTCAGGCGACTTGGCCATGTTGTCCCCCGGCCTATGGAGATTGATGGTTACGATTGGCCTATTCGCAGTCCTGATCGTCCTCTTATTCATCAACAAACAACCGCCAACTTCCTAGTCGTTCACAAGCGGTGCTTCTGCCTGAACGATATGGGTACGATGAAGACGCTCAGCGCTTTGTGGGCGGCTGACTACCTCATGGAAATGGAGCGAAGAGATGGGCGTCGATTACGATCAATTATTGTTAGCCCTCTATCAACGCTGGAGAGCGTCTGGCAGAAAACAATCCTTCGAAATTTTCTTGGCCGACGAACATGCGTTGTCGTTCACGGCAGCGCAGAGAAGAGGGCCAAGCTCCTTGCACAAGACGTCGACTTCTACATCATCAACCACGACGGGCTTACCATCGGCGTACCGGCTGACCGCAGGTCGCCACTCGCGGGGCTGGCCAAAGATATCAAGGCGAGAACAGATATTCGACTTGGAATCGTTGACGAAGCCAGCGCATACCGTCATCACACAACCCGACGCCACCGTGCTGCGAGAGCTTTACTGGCCAGCCTGGAGTACCTATGGTTGATGAGCGGCACGCCGACAAGCCACGGGCCGGAAGACGCTTACGGGCTCGCCAAGCTGGTCAATAACGCCTTCGGCGAGAGCTATCTCAATTATAAACAGCGCGTGCTGCTCCAGCTCTCGCAGTTCAAATGGGTCCCGCGCGCAGGCAGCGCAATCGAAGCCTCCAAGATGCTCTCGCCTGCGATTCGCTACGCGATTGAGGATTGCGTCGATCTGCCACCCTGCACCAAACAGCAGCGCGCCTGTAACCTGTCGGCGAAGCAAGCCGACGCGCTCAAGACATTGAAAAAAGAGGCGACGCTTCAGTTGGCGAGCGGCGCGCTTGTGCATGCGGTCAATGAAGCCGCGCTGCGCATGAAACTCATTCAGACCGTAGCTGGCGCGATCTATGATACCGAACACGAGAGCCATAATCTTGACCCCGCGCCGCGAATCGAGTTGGTGAAGGAAATCATTGAAGGCTGCACGCAGAAAGTGATTATTGCTGCGCCCTTGACAAATGCGTTAAACCTGTTATACAAGGAGCTTGGTGAGTACGAACGGGAGATCGTCAATGGAACCGTCAGTGCTAAAGATCGCGATAACATTTTCCGACGATTCGGTGATCCATCTGACCCACTCCGCGTGCTCATTGTGGACCCCGGAACAGTGGCGCACGGTATTAACGATCTTGTTACCGCTTCCGTTGTCATCTGGTACGCTCCCACCGACCGATCCGAGCTCTACGATCAACTTAACAAAAGGGTGGACCGTCCTGGACAGCGCGTACCGACGACAATTGTCCAAATCGTAGCCACCCAAATCGAGGAAGAGATATTCGACCGGCTGGACAACCAACAGGCGATGCAGGGTTTGATTTTGCAGTTTGCGAGGAATGGAGCATGAACGCACCAGCAATCACCACCGAAGACGTAATTGCGCAAGGGCTCGCGCTCCGCGATGAGATTGCCGCGATTAAAAAGCGCCACGCCGAAGAGCTGCTCGCCTACGAGCAAGGACTGGAGACCTGTGAGAACTGGCTGCTCAAGACCATGCAGGATCGCGGCGAGAAGAACATCAAGACGAGCGCCGGCACGGCGTTCCAATCCGAGCAGCTGCGCGTGTCCATGGAGGACCGCGATGCGCTCATGAAATACACAGTGCTGACCGGCGACTGGGGTTTCTGGACCAACCATGTCGCCAAGGATCACGTCAAGGAATACCGCGACACGAAGGGCGTTAACCCTCCCGGCGTCAAGGTTGAACGAACCACCGTCTGCCACATAAGGAAAGCTTGAACATGCCATCACTAGGTCAAAAACTCGTTGGCGGGCTAATCGCCCCCCGGCCCGCGCGCATCAGTCTTAACGACGGGCGATTCACACTGATCTTAGACAGCGGCGCGCAACACCCGACTATTCCGCCCATACTGTCTATCCAGGTGATCTTCGTTGGCGGCAATTCGCACGTCTCGAAAACCTACATGCCTGATCCTTACGAGAAGGATTCGCCGACGCCGCCCACATGCTGGTCTGACAATGGCGTTGCACCATCGGATCAGGTAGCGAAACCCGAGTCGCCGACGTGTGCCGTGTGTCCGCACAACAGATGGATCGGGACCGGGCCGACCGCGACCCCGCCAGAATGTAGTGACCGCAAGAAAACAGCGGTACTGGTGGCTGGCGCTGGCGACACGGTGTTCCTGCTCGACATACCACCCGCGTCGCTCAAGCCGTTCCGCAAGTACATGGCGTATCTCGGCGGTGAGGTTAAGCACGACCCCGAGCATGTGCTCACGACACTGACAATGGTCGATCGCGTGCTTCAGTTCTCAGCGGCAGGGTATGTGCCCGATGAGTTGAAGCCAAAGATTGACCAAATTGTCGCTAGCCCCGCTCCCGACGATGTTGTGAACGAGCACGATAGGCCGCACCAAGCAGCGTTAGCAGGCCCGGCGCCAAACTTGCCCGGCCATCAACACGCGATTGAGCGACAATTCGCGGCTCAGCCGCTTCCCGTTGCAGCGCCTGAACCCGTTGACATGATCCCCGAGACGTTCACCGATCCGCGCTTTGCGGCAGCAGCAGCTGATCAGGCAGCGCGTGAAGCTAAGCCTATGACTTCGCAAGAAGCTGAAGCTCACAACAGCGGCAAGCCTGCTCGCAAGCCGCGCTCCGACAAGGGTGTGCCGCGCAAGGAGCCGCAACTCGGTACGCCTGAGCAAGCAGGGCTTGGACAGCCGGGTGTCTCCGCCGATCCGTTCTCGCGCATGTACCCGGCAGCGCCTGTGAACGAGCGCAACCCGCCGCAGCAAGGCTTCATTCAACCGACGCAAACGGATCAGCGGGCTGTGGGCGCCATGCCTGAGCTGGCGGCTAAGTTCGGCATGTCGCAAGCCGCACCGGCGCCAACCGATATGTCGGATCTGCTGACCAAGGCGTTCGGGCTTCGCATCGGAAAGTAAATGGACGCACAAGAATTTTGCGCTCGCCTACTAGCTGTAGCGGGTAAGCACGACCTGACCGCTAGCGACCTCGCGATTTGGTTTGCGAGGCCGCGTGTCACTGTGCGAACCTGGATGGCTGACGAGCACCGTCCCGACGCTGCGCGCGGAGCTTTCAAAGAGTGCGCGCGCCGCCTCGATATGCTTGAACGGTCAAGCGACTTTCCCGTCCCTTATGAAGTGCTGAAACATGGTCGCAGGGCATACATTCAGAAGGCATTTGTAAATGCCAACAATGAGGGAGTTTCTGGAAGCGGTGCTTCCACAGGAAGGGCTGTACTGTCTCGTAGCGCTCGATCCGGCGACAAAGTTGAAGCGCCAAGAGTTCCACGACACCTTAGGAAAACTAGAGCAACGGATAAAATACTGGGACGGTAAATTCGAGGGTAGCCATGGAGCCGTCTACCACGCCTGTGCAAGCTTTAGTACACGAAATAGATTGCAGGGATCAGTGGGGGCTATCCGTTCCCTGTGGCTCGACGTTGATGGAAAAGACTACGACGGAGACGCCAACGATGCCCTCGTACACCTCTCCCGTTTCGTCGGAGCCACCGGGCTACCTGTACCCACTGTTGTTGCTTCTGGTCATGGGTTTCATGCTTACTGGCCCTTGGCGGAGGCGCTGAGCCGTGACGACTGGCAACCCTACGCCGATGGACTCAAAGCGGCTTGCGACGTCCACGGTTTCAAATGTGATCCTACTCGAACCGCGGATGCGTCGTCGATCCTTAGAACGCCTGGAACGACAAACCGGAAAGCCGACCCAGTACCTGTTATTGGCGGCCCCATCACCGGTCCGTACCCGCTCTCGGCCTTCGCTAGCTTGGAAGGTGTACACAGTGTTAGTCGCGTTCGTCATCTTAGCGTTAGGATAAACGGCAAACCTCAATCAGCACTGATAAGGAAGCTTCTCAATGTCCACACCTATGAGCCCGTCGATTTCGATCTTCTTACAGCGAATTGCGCACAGCTGCGAAATTATAGGGAGACTCGCGGAAATATATCAGAACCCGAATGGTATGCCGGAATCGGAGTCCTTGCTTGGTGCGATCAAGGAACACGTGTCATACATGAATGGTCAAGTGGACATCCTCAATACAATGCTGCCGAAACAGACGAAAGAATCGAGCGAGTTCGGCAACTTAGCGGTCCAACGACTTGCGCAAAATTCAAAAGCCTAAACAAACTCTGCGAAGGATGCGCGTTCTATGACACCGCAACCAGCCCGCTTGACAGTGCTCGACGTGGCGGAGATGACTTTGCGCCATCCGCTGTACGTGAAGATTGTGCGAAGGGAGCACAAGAAAATTCGGAAACGTCAGTTCACTCAGTTGTGGACGGCATGGCGCTGGAGGGCCATTCTGAGTACCGATATAAAGCGGGTGAGCTTTACTTCTACGAGGCGAACCCTGCTGGCAAACCGATATCGAGCAAACTTTCATCCTTTCCAGTTCGGCTCTCATCGATCCACACGGGTGAAGTCACGAGCGGCCAGCACTACTACCTAGTGCAGCACTACCACCCGCACGACGGCTGGAAGGACGTGGAGCTAAAAGCCGGTGAGCTGCACTCGTCAAACATGGTCGCCAAGCTCAGCGATTCAGGAATGGTTGTCCACGATCCTCTGCGATTTGCAAAATACATTAGAGACAGCGCAGATGTCATACGGCACCGGGAACGAACGGGCATGTTCTACGAGCAATTCGGCTGGAAAGACGCCGACACCACCTTCCTCTACGGAGATAAGCTCTACGCCGTCACAGAGCGGCCCTCGCCGGCCTTAAGCGAAGAGCTGCGCGGCAGGAGCCGTTGGCTCAGACCCACGCCTGGAGGCTCCGTAGACGGCTGGAAACAGGCAGTCGACAATCTCATGGGGCGTGGCAGCGAGAGCATGTCTTTCACCGTGCTGGCGAGCTTCGCTAGCCCTTTAATCAAGTTCCTAGACAACACCGAGGGCGGCGCGGTCATACAGCTCGTCACCCGCCACTCGGGGGCCGGCAAATCGACATCGCTATCAGGCGCCCTCACCGTATGGTCGGGCGACAAGCGTGGCCTGGAACTGACGACGATCGACACCAAGGTATCAAAGGGGCGCGAAATGGCGCTGCTCTGCAACTTACCGGCCATCTACGACGAGTTCCAAAACAAAGACCCCGCGATGGTCGCCGAGTTCCTGATCCTCTACACGTCGGGCCGCGATAAAAAGCGCGCCAACAATGCGGGGCAGGTGATCGTTAACCCCATCGAATGGCGTAACATGCTGCTCACCGCAGGCAACCAGTCCATGAGCGAGAGCGTTTTAGCCGGGGGCAGCGCCACCGCGCCGGCCATGCGCATCCTAGAGCTGCCCGTCGAGTCATCAGGAAGCATGAAACAAAGTGAGCTGATCAAATTGTCTCAAGTGCTCGCCGCCAACGCCGGCTGGGCAGGCGATGCCTATCTCCGATACCTCATGCTTCCAGGGGTCATGCCATGGGTCAAAGAGAACCTGTTACGATCAATAGACTACGTCATGGAGCAGTGCGCCTTCGAGAAGGAGCATCGCTTCTGGGCGCGAGCGCTGGCGTGCACGCAAATTGCCGCTTTGATCGTTTCAAAGGCGGGCTTGATCAGCTTCGACCCAGACAGGATCATGGACTGGGCGTTTCACCACTTCTCGCAGAAGGTGATCTCCAGAGAGGAACGCGGTCGTGAGCGCTCTATGCTGCCGGTTCTGGCGCAATATTTCGCCGAGCATTTGGACGAAACTCTTACCATGCCCTGCGCTCCTGAAGGACGGCGTCAGTTTGCAATCATTGGCGACCGCCCAAGGCGTCGAGTATCAATACGAGTTGAAGTGGACACCGACACTGCCTTTGTGTCCATCCTGCCACTCCGTATATGGCTGGAGAAAAACACAGGCGGCGGTTTTTCAGACCTTTTGACCGAAGTTAAAACCGCGGGCCTGCTCAAAGCCCCCTACGTGCTTCGGACGCTGACCGGAGGCACTGACATGTCAGGCGGGCAAGTCCCGTGCGTCAGCGTGGACATCGGACACCCGGCGCTGACTGGCGTGGCGCGCGTTGTGCGCGAAGACGTTCGGCGCGACTCCGTGGTGCAGCGACTCAGCGACGTTGCTGCTCCACCGCGATAAGATCATCCAGTCGCTTTTCGAGCCGAGCCAAGCGGGCGTTCTGCCAGTCCTGTTGACTTTCCAAGCGCTGAATCACTTCACCATGCGTGACCGTATTAAGGAACAGCCACCCGACCATGCCAGTGGTGAGCGCGAGCATGACAACTAGCACTGCGGTTAGAACGGCAGAGGCTTTGATCGCATCGCCTGTAGCTTCCACGGTATCCATAACCCGTCTCAAGCCGCTGAGATGACGAGCATACCTGTAATTTGGACCGTAGTGCAATGTCCTCTCCACATAATGGGGGAGCCAATGCAACCGCTTCGAGGTTGTATCGCGCATGTTAACACACCTCTCAGTGTTTTAATGTGCGCTGCGTCACACAAAATTGATCACTCGGGTAGAACGTGCCCCTCTAGCTCCAGCTGCTTACGAACCTCCCACATCTTCGCCATGATCACAGCCAGCTTCGAGTCGTCGTGCGACTTTTTCAGCCGATGCTCGTTAACACGCAGCTGAGCGTTTAGCGCCATCTTCGCGGCGTTTTGTCGAATTCGCTCGGTGCGCGCTTGATCCTCATCGAGCGGGCCGGTTCGCTTCATGTGCTCGTAGGTGACGACGAGCGCTTCGTCGGTCAGAGCCTCTAGGGCGCTGGGTCCGTCGAAAACTCCATCCCCATCGCGAAACCGTGCGATTGAATTTTCGGTAGCTGTTTCGAGAGCCTGTCGCCAATGTCCGTCCGGTACATCGGGGAGTTGGGCAACATCAAACGCTTCAGACGTCGGTATGCGGTCTGCTTCGCGTCGTAGACCGTCGGCCCCGTCGCGCTCACCACCAGCACGTAGTCGCCCGCCGTCACCGGGATCGGCTCTTCGACTACGGCGCCGTCGCGGTCCACTGGCGCTTTGCCCTGCATCACCTCGCAGAAATGGACGTGCTTCTGAAGCTGCGGGGTCAGGCCATAGATCGGCACTCCCAGCACTTCCTTCCTCGTTAGTTGGGAGTACGGATAGTCGGGAATGGAGAGAACGACGCCGATCGCTATCGTATCCATTAAGATATTGCGGGCGTCCTGGCCTTCCGCCAGCATCGCTAACCATTCGACTGGATCACCTTGGCGAAGTTCTTGTTCGATGTTGAAGGTAGGCCAGCCGGGTCTCATTGTAAACTCTAAAGGCCAAGGCGTACCCTTATCGTCTATGATGCAATTCACGTCGATATCGCCGACATAGTTCGCCGCAGCGAGCAGATCGGTCAGGGGTTCGAGCACCTTCCTGGCGAGTTTGGAGCGCCGAACGTAGCGCATGACCGTGCCCTGCTCGCCAGTCGCTACTCCCATGTCTCCATCCATGAGCTTCTTGAACTCGAAGTTTTCCTCCCACCCTGCATTGAACCCGTGCGGGCCGAACCACCCGCCCACGCCCATCTCAACGCCTTCAATAAAGTCTTGCAGGATGAACTCGCCTTTGAGCTTATTATTTCTCTTCCAGCGCTCCAGCATATAGACCATGTCGGCGGGCGTCTTGGCGACGTAGGAGAGTGACTTGTCGTCATCCCCGCTCGGCTTGCTGACGAGCCGGGTATTCCGTTTTTTGACGTAAGCGATGGCTTTATCGTAATTATTGAACTCTTCGTATGGCGGACAATCGATGCCGCACTTCTTTAGAATCTCTATGCCGCAAGTCCGGTCCTGCTCCCAGCGCGCTGTCTCTTGCGAAGGGCCGATGATCGGTACGCCACGCTCTCGGTACGCGTCGAGGTCTCGAAGGTATTTTATGTTGTCGGAGCAGAACACCAAGTCTGCCCACTCCATGAACGGCTGAAACTCGCGCACGACGTCGACAAATCCCTTGCCGATATGCTCGGTCTTAAGGTCTGGGCGGATGAAGTGTTTGACGTGATGGCCGGCCTGCTTCGCACGGTACGAGAAGTCGAGCGCCATACCCGCGGGGTCAACGATCAGCAATCTCATGCGGGCCGGCGCCCACGCGCCATCGCAACCTGGTTCTCATAGTTCTGCACTGCCGGGTTCGCCGCGAGTTGTGCGGGCGTCGCGGGCGCAACGGGGGCGACGCCGACAGGCGCGGCGCTATAGCCAGGAGCCGGCGAGCCACGCATCGCCACTTGATTCTCATAGTTCTGCACAGCGGGGTTTTGCGCGAGTTGCGCGGGCGTCGCGGGCGCTTGCGCCGTTGCCCCGCCCGAAACTGCGTCCGAACCTATACCTCCTGGCCCGATGCTTAAGGCTTGCGCGATCGCTTGCTGCACGGCCTTGGCTACGGGCGTATTCCCATAGAGCTTCGTAACCTGCTGGTTGAGCTGAGCAACGACCGCTGGGCTGTATCCAGGTGCGGGCGACCCCTGACCGCCTTTAGACGGCGGGCCAAGCGCGGACACCGTTACGGGAGTTGTAGCCGTTTGCACGCCGCTAAGCACACCGGGCGGCACACCGAGATTGTGAAAGCCGGGCGGTCCTTGTTGCCCCGCCTGTTGCTGCCCGAGAAGCGCTCTCAGCAACGCTTGAAACGCTGGTCCTTGAAATGTGCTGAGCCCCGACCCCAGCCCGCCAGTACCGCCCATGACTCCCGGCGAGGACCCGCCCGCCGCCGTTCCGCCGCCCCCGCCTGTCGCAGCGCCGCCACCGAAGCCCGCGCCGCCCATGCCGAAGCCGGTCACTCCGCCGACACCCACGCCGCCCTGTCCGCCGACGCCGCCACCATAGCCCGCGTTGCCCGTACCTGCGTTTGATGAGCCGCCGCCGTAGCCAACACTCGAGCCCGTGGCGCTACTGCCGCCGAAGCCCGTCGCAGCGCCTCCCATGCCGCCGCCAAAGCTTCCCATGCCTGTGGTGCTCGCGCCGAAGCCTGACGCCATGCCCGCCGAACCCGGCCCGCCTATGCCGCTGCCGAACCCATAGCCAGCGGCAGTCGCCTGTCCTGGAGACGTGCTTGGTCCGCCCCATCCTGTGCTTGCGGGTGACGCAGTTGTACCGAAGCCCATCGCAGCCGCAGCCGCTCCCGGACCGCCGTAGCCTGCCGCAGCCGCAGCCGCAGCAGCCGCTGCGTCACCGCCCGATGCACCGCCGCCGTCGCCTGACCCGCTCATTGCGTGCCGCCATAGCCTTGCAGGATATCCGTTTCCGGATGCTTCATGTGGTACTGTATAATTCTTTGCTGGGTTTTGTAAGGGATGCGAAGCGGGCCGAGCCCTTGCTGATAGCGCTGCTGGTTAAGCTTCATCTTGGCCGAAGCAAACCAGTCTTTCGCGTTCTCATAGGACATCATCTTTTGAAACCCTTCAGGGTCCGTGTCGCGCCGGCCCGCTGCACGCACGCCGAACATGCGTTCAACAGTTCCGATCTTCGATCCGGCCTTCGCAGCATAGGTATTCTGAATACCCACCGGCTCATAAGCTTGCTGCCCCGCGAACTCACCAAGCTGCTTGAGCTGCGTAGCGCCGGGAGAGTTCAAATCGCGAATGTCTTGACCGGCGAAGTCCTTATTTGTTGTAGCCTCCCACACGGTTTGCCACAGCGGGTTGAGTTTGTTGAACGCTTCGCCTCGGGCGTTGCCCTCCCAAATGTTGCGATAGGCGTTAGTAAAGCTAGGCAGTGTGGCGCGCTCTGGTTTGCCCGTTGCCGGGTCCGTGCCGCCCGTCCGGGGGTTGAGCAAGTCCGAAGCGTCTTTCGGCAACTCACCCGCACCGAGGAAATATTGATAGACACTGCTGACGAACGCGATCGTGAGCGGCGCCGCCACAGCGTAGCTTAGCCGATCGGTCCATATCTCTTCGGTGGACGGCTTGGTCCCCTTAATCGCGCGATAGGTCCGATCGGGGATACGCGAGGCGTCCCATGCCGCGCCAAGCGCGTTCTTGGCTTGGCCGAGCGTGAACGAGTAGGAGAGCATCGCTGCGCGCGCCATCTTCTTCGCAGTCGCGGGCAGGAAGTTAGTATCGTTGTTCATCTCGCCCATGCGGTCTGACTGCTGGCTCTCCACTACGCGCCCGTAATCAGCGAACTCTTCACGCGTCGCGTTGGGATGCGCCTCTAGCCACGTTCGCATCCGCGCCATTGCAGCTTGGTTCTTGAGGAAGGGGACGTAGTACTGAAACGTCGGCTCCATGATTGTGTTGAAGGCGCGTATGCCCATCTTGATCGGCCCACCAGCCGTTACCGGAACGCCCCTTTGCCAGCCCTTAATGAAGCCGGGGAGCTTCGATTCGCGGTATTCGTCAGCTAGTCCTTTATCGTGCATGAAATCATAGTTGGCGTCGGTGAGCCCCTGAATAACTTGCTGCATCACCGGATCGCCATAGCTGTCGTCTAGGAAAGCTTTCTGCGCCTGCCGGCCTTTATAGAAGCCCGTGAACGGCTTAGCGGGCGCGCTGGCTATCTTAGCGATGCCCGATATCGGATGGCCGTTCTTAGCCGCTGTTATGCCATCGGCCACACCGGAGACGATCGACTCCATAGCGACAAGCGCCGGATGGAACGCACTCAGTGAAAGCTTAATCCCGGTGGCTGTCGTAGCCGCTCGCTGCGCAGCATCAAAGATATCAACCTGTGTGCCGGGGATCATCACCTGCGCGGCGCGCGACTGCCAATTATTATAGACGTTCGAGAAGCCTGGAGGCGCGTAGAGCTGATGCCCGAAACCATCCGTTTCGCCCTTGAGCGGCTCCCAGCCAGCCGGCGCGTTCTCATGCTTGCGGTAGACTGCGAGGCCGTTATCCTTAGCGTCGCTCAGCGTCTCCCACGAAGCGATCTTGCGCGACGCGTTCTCTATATAGCGGGAGAATATCTCCATCGGGTCAGTGGTGAGCAGCGCTTTACCCGAGCGTATGGCGTCGGCGTAGGTGTCGAAAATGCGCCCCTTGGTGAAGTAGCCAGAGCCCTTCTTCGCGCCGTACTCATTGATCGCCGCCATGCTGTCTTTGGGATCGCGGTAAAGATGCGTCACGAAGTCTTGGCGGAACGCCAGCTGATCCTTGTCGGGAAGCGCCTTGATTTTATCGGCGTATTTTTGCATCCATGTCTTGAACGTATCGGCGAACCCCTGCGCTTCGTCATTTAGCTCCAGCCCTTTGGCGCGCTTCTGTCCCGGCGTCTCCAACCATTCGATCATATCCATTTGCTCTTGCGGGTTGAGCCCGCGAACGAACTTCTGAAACGGAACCATAGCCTCCTTGGCCTGCGCCCCCATCCGGTTCATGTTGCCTTGGTTGCGCTGAATGATCGCCTTGGCGGTATCGGCTCTTTCAAAGAACGTCTTGGCGTAGTCGGCTGTGTTCTTGAGTTTCTGCCGGAAGCCCGGTTCGGCGTTGGCGGCCTCGAAGTCTCTAATGTTCTGCGCGGCAATCTCGTGCAGCGGCGTGGTCGCGGCGCCGGCAGCTGCGGGGCGTAACTCAGAAGGCGCTAGCTCGACGGGTGGCGCTCCCGTGCGCGTCACGCTCTGCCCCAAGGGATCAGTCCCCGTAGCCTTCAGCGGCTCTGCTGCTGGCTTAGCCGCCTCCACTGCTTTCGGGGCTTCAGCGGGCTTCGCTGGCCGTTTAAGGCCCGGCGTTCCCTCGGGACCGGCGAGATTGCCACCCTCGAAGAGGTAAGCCTTTACGTCCGCGATCAGCTTCTCGCGGTTCGGTATCGCGTTCAGCGGATCGAGCGGCCCTGTCGGTGTGAGCATCGCGTCCACCGCGCGCCCACCGTATTCGCCCACCTTGCCGAGCCCTTTGGCCAGCAGCTCAGGGTCCTTCAGCTTCTGGATCACCTGATCGCCGTACCGTTTAACCGTATCCTTCCACGTCTCAGCCTGCGGCGTATGAGCGGCGATCGAAGGGTCCTGCCGTCCTGGAGGCAGCGCGCTGAACCCTGCCGGCAGTTGCGCCTGAGCGCTAAAGCCGGGGGGCAATCCGCCCTTAGCCTTGTCGGGTGGTGGTAGGTCAGTCACCTGCACGTCGCCTGCCTTCGGCGGCTTGTATGCGCGGGCTCGCTGCATGTCGCCGGCAGCAGGACCATAGCCACGTGCGGCGCTCCCCCCCGGCGCCTCGAACTCATCAATCAGTGTGGCGCGAATCGAGTCTACCGAAGCGTTCCGATCGTTCAGCGCAGCCCACGATCGCGGATAGCGCCCCGACGACAGCTCCTTCATGGCGAACTCGGCTTGCGCTTCGGGACGCGTGTCCGCTCCTGCAAGGAACGCTCTCTTCCGCGGCCCGAGCCATTGGAAGCCCCCTATCGCGCCGCTGCCCGCCTTGTTCGCCGCATACGGATCGCCGCCCGTCTCAGCAGACGATACAGACGCGAGAGCATCCGCCGCGTGCGGGTTGAGGAAGTTACCCTTCTCCTTGAACCACGAGTGGATCGCATCGAGCCCTTTAAGCTTCGGCTTCGGTGTGTCAGCTACTGGTGGCGAGGCGCTGAAGCCCGCGGGCAGATCATCCGCCATTATCCGGCGCCCAATTGGCCGGGTCGGATCGGTCGCCAGTGCCCTTGTACTTCACCTTCTTGCCGTCAGGCCCATAGGCGACATCTGGCGGCGCGGACTTCTCAGCCCCCGGTATGCCGCCGACCTGATCACCGCTCGCGCCGCCGCTTCGCCGCGCCTTGATCGCTTCGCTGGTCGCGTCGTCAAGCTGCTGGCGAATCCTAGCCACTTCCTCGGAGGCGGCTTTCTGATCCGCTGGCGAAGTGCCGGGGCTATTGATAATGTTCAGCTCCGCCTGAAGCTGCGTTCTAAGATCGACTGCGATCCTTTCCAGATCGTCCTTGGCTATTTTAGCTTCCTTGTCGGTCTTGGCGTTTCTCAACTTGTCGAGCGCCGCGTCTTGTTGCGCCTTGAACTGATCCGCGCGCTGATGCAACCGATCCCTCGCAATCTGCTGATTATTCACGCGTGCGTTAGCGCGCGAGCCTGGAGCGTCGGGGTTATCTTGGAACTGGCGTTCCGCTTGGCGGTTGGCTTGCTCTTGCGCGCGTAGCTGAAGCCCAAGATCACGGTACTGCTGGAGCCCCTGCGCATTGAGCAGCGGCACAGCCGTGTGCAGCGCATCCACGAGCTTATGACCCGTGATCCCATGCGCGGTCAGCGACTTCACCAAGGTGGGGATATCGAGCGGCCCGGTACTCTGGGGCGCCTGCTGTTGTTGAGGCTGTGGGCGTGGCGCTTGAGGCGGCGGCGGCGGCGGCGGCGGCGGCGTCTGTGGTTGCTGCTGCGGCTGCATGGCCGGCGCGGGCTGTTGCGCCTGCGCCTGTTGCTGCGCCGGGGTCCCGCCGCCGACGTTCGCCGTAAGCGGCGCGTTCGCCGGCATGGGAGCGCGTGGCCCCTGCGGTATGCTCGTCTGCTGCATGGCCGGCAGTTGCGGAGAGGGCGCGTTCATGCCGCCACCGAGCCCCTGCAGGAGCGTGCTGATGCTGCCCATCGGGCCGGCGCTCTGCTGCGGCGCCGCCTGACCACCGCCATAGAGGCTTGCGAGCGCGTCGCCAAGCGCATTGTTGTTCATTTGCTGCGCGAAGTCGGCGATCCCCGGCGCGGCCCCGGCGCCGAAAGCTCCTAGCGAATTGAGGAAGCTCGCCATGTCAGAAAAACTTCAAGGCCGAACCGAACAGTGAGCCGAGTCCGCTAAGGCCAGCGAGTGAACTGGCGTTGCTCTGCTGCGCCGCCTGATTGTTGAGCCCCGCGCCGCCAAGCGCGCCGGCATACGTGTTGTTCACCGCGCCTGTGAACGCCGAAGAGTTCGCGGTGTTCTGCCCAAGGTAAGCCAAGAAGTCAGCGATTTGCTGCTGCGTGATGCCGCTGCCAAGCTGGAGCCCCGCTTGGTTCGCACTCGTCCCGGCGTTCAGCGCGTTCGTCCCCGCGCCAAGCAAGCCTTCCGCTGTCTGCGCGCCCATCTGCTGGCGCTGAAGCTGTTGGTTCTGCCAGTCGATATTGAAATTTGAATTGGCTTGGTTAGCCAGCGACGCGCCGTAGGGTGTGCTCGCCACTCCCGACATGGCGTTCTGCGCGTTGGTCTGGTCCTGTACCTGTTGCAGCGTGCGCTGATAGAGCGCCTGTTGCGGGTCGAAGCCCGCCTGAAGCGCTGGACTGGCGAACGGCGCCAGCACGTCCCACGTATTCTGGCCGGCCTGAAGCGCGTTTTGACCGGAGCCATAAGCGGCGTTCGCCGGCCCCGTCAGACCGCCTGCGCCACTGAAAGCATTGTTTGCCGCGCCCCCCGTGTTGGGATAGCCGAGCGGCGTAAAGATTTGGTTCTCGGCATTGAGCAGCGGTATGGGAGCTGGACCGCCCGCCGACGTTGTGCTGCTATTGCCGCTACTGCCGCCCATTACGCGCGCCTTTGAAAGGTAGTCCCGACTTGGCGGAAATTAAGCCTTTCTAGGAGTTTGGCAAGTCGAGACCGGCCATGCTCGTCGGGCTGGAAGGCGTCGTTCGTCTCCCACTCTAGCTCGCAACCGGGGGTGAGCCGCGCAATCGCCGCCACAAGGCTCTTCATATACCGCCACCCGTGCGGCCCGCGCCACTCGGGCGTCAAATAGAATGGGTC